CTTCATAATCAAATCAACAATAAACAACAAAGATATATTATTCAAAGGACAAGACGGTGGTTCAACCATAACTGCATTACAATTAGATATGTCTGAGGGTGGAAATGCACAATTCTTAAAAAACATATCAGGTTCTCAAATAGAAGCAAGTGGAGATGTAATCGCATTTAGTTCATCTGATAGAGAATTAAAAGACAATATTACATATATTCATAGACCAATAGACAAAATTAATCAAATCGGTGGTTATAAATTTACTTGGAACAATAAACAAGATACTTATTTAGGTAAAGATGTTGGTGTTATCGCTCAAGAAATAGAAGCGGTTTTACCAGAAGTCGTAACCACAAGAGCAACAGGATACAAAGCGGTCAAGTATGAAAAGATTGTTCCGTTGTTAATTGAAGGTATTAAAGAATTAGATAAAAAAATTAAAGATATTGAAAAAAATTGTGATTGTTTGAAAAAATAATCAATATTTATTACTAAACCAAATTAGGAGTTATAATGGCAAAAAACACAGAAATTAAATTCACACAAGATGAGTTAGATTCATTACAAGGACTAAGAACAAATTACGCTAATATTGAGTTATCATTAGGTAAATTGGAAGTTGCTCGTATTAACCAAGAACAACAACTTGAAAGATTGTCTAATGAAAAATTGAGATTAGAAACTCAGTATTCAGAAGTTCAAAATCAAGAAATAGCATTAGTTCAAGAATTAAATGATAAGTATGGTGCAGGGAATCTTGACCCAGAAACTGGTGTATTTACACCAACAAAATAATTACTCTTACGAGTGAATTTTGAGAAATTACTATGATATTTATACATAGTTAATAATCTTTAGGGAGAAAAGAAATGGCAGAAAGAATAGTAAGTCCTGGAGTATTTACCAGAGAAAAAGATTTATCTTTCTTACCACAAGGTATTACTGAAATTGGAGCAGCATTAATTGGACCAACACAAGAAGGTCCAGCATTTGTTCCAACAATTATCAGAAACTTTAGTGAGTTTGAAGAAATGTTTGGTAAAGAATCTCAAGACTTTTATGTTCCATTCACAGCGAAGCAATATCTTCAAAGTGCAGGGACAGTAACAATCGTTCGTGTCTTAGGAATTGGTGGATACTCATCAGACTATTTAGCATTAACACTAAGTAGTTCTGCAGGAGCCCAAACAATAGCAGCAGTACTGAAACCTTCAAGAGGTAATTCGGCTGAGGCACCTAACGCATCAACAACAGGTTTCTTAAATGGTCCAGGAAGTGCTTCATTAGCAGCCGGGGCAAAGTGGACAGCAGCATCATTAACGATAGCAAATAGTACAAATGGAGCAACAGCTTATCCAATTAGTTTTGATACAGGTTCATCAAACTACATCGGAAATATATTTAGTACAGACCCACAAGAAACCAAACAAAAAGTATATTTAGCGGTAGATAATAAAGGATACTATTCAAATAGTAACCTTGATTTAAATGTCAGTATGAGTTTTGCAACAGGTAGTGATTCATTCTTAAGTGACCACTCACCGGCACAAACACCACCAATCCAATCACAATTAGTTGGTGGAGTAAGAACAGACTTATTTTCAGTCTATACTCGTGCAGACGGAGACGCAGCTAATTCAAAATTTAAAGTCGGTATCCGTGACATCAGAGAAGCAAAAGATGTAGCAGGTAGTGATTACGGAACATTTACATTAGATGTTCAGGTTAACAATCCAGGTCAAAATGATGATGGGACAATTTTAGAAAGTTTCCAAAATCTAACATTTGATGAAGATTCAGTAAACTTCTTACCAAGAGCAATCGGTGATAGATTTGTAACTATTGAAACTACTGGAAAATTAACAAACAATGGTGATTATCCAAATCAATCTAAATATATTTATATTAGAGATTACGATAATTTAACAGGTATCGCAGAATCATTAGTTCCAATGGGATTCGGAAAACTAACTACACCAAGTGATGATTCAATCACACTTGTTGGTGGTGGAACAGCAACTGCACCAATAGCTTCATTTGTTTCAAGTCAGATAAATTCAAGAGGAGCATTTGATTCAAATGTTTATTTTGGTTTTGACTTCGCAAATGAAACTAATAAACAATATTTGAGAAAAACACCAGCGGCAGCAGCAACTGGAAATAATGTAACGATGAGTTTGGAAGACCAAAATGGACACGCAGACGCTTCCACATTGGGAACAACATTCTCTGACGCAAGTGAGAAAATTACATTATCACTTTCACACTTAAAACAAAGAAAGTTTGTAGTTCCTTTCCAAGGTGGTTTTGATGGAATGAATCCAGCAGCACCTAAGAAAACCGGAACAGATATTGTGGCAGGAAACTCACAAGGTTTTGATATGACGAACGCACTATCAAGTGGTTCAGTAGCATACAAGAAAGCGATTAACGCAGTATCAAATCCAGACGAATTTGATATCAACTTGTTAGCACTTCCAGGTGTTATTCATCAACTACACTCAGTCGTAACTAATCACGCAATCGACAAAGTAGAAGATAGAGCAGATTGTTTCTTCATTATGGACGGGTCAGCATATGGTCGTTCAATTGATAACGCAGTCAATGATATCAAAACATTAGATTCAAACTATGTCGGAACATATTATCCTTGGGTGAAAATCTTAGATGGTGTTAAAAACAAACCAACTTGGGTTCCACCTTCAGTAGTATTACCAGGTGTATATGCACAAAATGACGCAGTAGGACAAGAGTGGTTTGCACCAGCAGGTTTAAATCGTGGTGGATTAACTGAAGTGTTAGAAGCACAAACAAGACTAACCAACTTGGAAAGAGATGATTTATACGAAAATCGTATTAATCCTATCGCAACTTTCCCAGGTCAAGGTGTGGTTGTGTTTGGACAGAAAACACTACAAGCTAAACCAAGTGCATTAGACAGAATCAATGTAAGAAGATTGTTGATTAACTTGAGAAAGTTCATCGCATCATCTTCAAGATTCTTGGTATTTGAACAAAACACAAATGCAACAAGAAACAGATTCTTGAATATTGTGAATCCATACTTAGAACAAGTACAAGCAAATTCAGGACTAACAGCGTTTAGGGTGGTAATGGACGAATCAAACAACACACCAGATGTTGTGGATAGAAACCAATTAGTTGGTCAAATCTTTATCCAACCAACCAGAACAGCTGAGTTCATAGTCTTAGATTTCGTAGTTCAACCAACTGGAGCAGCATTTCCAGAGTAATTGAATTCTTAATCAGAGAATAAGAAAAACCCCCGATACTCTCGGGGGTTTTTTGTTTTGATAAGGAAGAAAAAAATTGAGAGTTTAACCACCTAACTCACAAGGGTTGTTTCTAATTTCGTGAAACCCTACATAACCCTTCGGTTCCAAATTTGTAGTCACCGAAAACCCACAAAACTACTTAGGATAAATAGCGAATGTATCAGCGTATTCAGCCAAACAATAACCTTGGGCTCTTCTATACCCGTATTGTGTTTTACCACAACCACGATACCTAATTCTATAATTACCAGTCATCATCATTTCTCTAATAACCGGATTAAATCTATACATCATAGGAATACCCTTGTAAAGAGCAACTTCACCAGGAGTAGTATTGTTGTAATTTTCAATATTTAATCTTGGTTGATTTTGATTTGCTTCATACAATTCCATAGGATTGTGTGCGTATTGATAAACATTCATAGTGAATGTCCTATTGTCAAAACCAAAAGCTCTTGGAACAAGAGTATCTTGGTAATCTCTCATATAAATACCTTCGGTATCAGTCGTAATTATTTCATTATTTTCAATCATTTTATTTCCTTTATCAATTAACTTACACTATAATATACAAATACTATTTGTAAAAGTCAAGTCTTTTTTAATTATTTTCTTCGAAAAGTTCTTCTTCACAATCATCACAAAGGAAAAAGCCACCGGTTTCAACACCACACTCTTCACATATTATTTCATCAATCATACTATAATATACAAACAAAAAATGACAATGTCAAGTAAAAACTTCTAAAAAACTTCTAAAAAATATATCAAAATAAGTCGTTATAGAAAATCACTTTTTTTAGTTTCGTTATATTTATTAATGTAATAGAAAAAAAGTCTTTATAGGAGAAAGAAAGTGGCCGAGTTTATAGACCCAAATGATATATTTTTTACACCATTTGAACCGAAAACAAAAAATAGGTTTGTTATGGAGATTGACGGGATACCAGCATATCTTGTTAAAACAATGGCAAGACCAGCAATTCAATTTGAAACAATCACATTAGACCATATCAATACAAAAAGATATGTAAAAGGTAAAGCAACTTGGCAACCTATTAGTATCACATTGTATGACCCAATCGTTCCATCAGGAGCACAATCAGTAATTGAGTGGGTTAGATTACATCACGAATCAGTAACTGGTCGTGACGGATACTCAGACTTCTATAAAAAAGACATCACATTTAATGTATTGGGACCAGTCGGAGATAAAGTTGAAGAGTGGACATTAAAAGGAGCATTCATCACAGAAGCAAACTTTAATGAATTAGATTTCGCATCATCAGAAGTTGCAGACATCGCACTTACTTTACAATACGACTACGCAATACTACAATTCTAACGGAGAAAAATTATGTGGGCAATATTTAAAGACAACAACGAATACAACGAGAAATCAATAATTGGTTTCGGTGCATTCACAGTAATGGTTTTATTTGCATTTGCAGATGTTGTTACTGGACTTATGGGTAAAGATTTAGTTATCAATGATGTGGTATACAATTCTTTCCTATTCACTACATTAGGTAGTTTCGGTATCGCAGGTGCAGAGAAAGTTTTAAAAAAATAATAAGTTATTAATTCTTAATAATCAAGGAGTAAAACAAAATGGCTGAAAATCAGTATGGTTTTCCTACTGAAGTTCTATCTTTACCATCAAAGGGATTGTTATATCCCGAAGATAGTCCTTTGCGTAGTGGAACAATAGATGTCAAATATATGACAGCAAAAGAGGAAGATATCTTAACTTCCACAAACCTAATTGCACAAGGTAAAGTAATCG